CCGCCCTGATCTTAACTGCGTTCTGTGCTGCAACGCGCCCATCAACTTCGTGAGCGCCCCATTTCACGTCAAATACGCTTTCGCAAGTGCTTTGGCTGTATCCAGATCCCCGTCAAACGCGCAACGATTAAGTGCTTCACCAACAATCGGATCTAATGATTTGAATTCAAATAGTCGTGCGCGCTTGCCCTTGCTTGCCCACTTCATGAACGCCTTAACCTCTGAAACAGTTTCCTCTGTCTGAAGATCCTCTTGTTGGGCTGTCTGAAGATCCTCTGTTGGTTGTTGTTCAGGGCTGGCTACAGTCGGATTTGTAGTTGGGGTTGCAGCGTTCACTATTCCCTCTGGCGTAAACAGATACAAGCCGTTGCCGCTTACGAGTATTGGCATGTCTGCTTGAGGTGTATCCAATAGCGGCAAGCCTAACTCCGAGCGATGCTCATTGACTGTCTTTGCTCCAGATGTAACTTCAATCTGCGATTTGCGAGCATTGGCTTCATTGTCCATACGCCGTGAGGTCATCAACTTGAATTCTAATTCACGCGGCATACCCAAGTATGTGTAGCAAAGATTTGTGAGCGACTTGTTGAGCCAGTTCACAAGCGGTTGAGATCCAAGCGCCTCTGCTGTATCTGCTTCGCCTTCTTGATGCCCTGCGCCACCTAGTCCACCTTTTGGAGTAAATCCGATTTCAGTAGGCAATACTCCAAAGTGACCGCAGATAGATGTGATTAAGTAATCGTCAAGCGTGTCCTTAAACTTTTCGCCATATCCGTCCATACCGACAGGAGACAATCCTGAAGGCAATAGGCGAGCGCGCTTGCGCTGTTCTGTCTGCCCCGCTAAATCGTCATTGAGGATATTTTCATACGCGCGCAATAGATCAGGGTTTGTTCCCCACTCAGCATCGGTTGTGAACATAAGATCAGGCATAACGCCGTCTGTATATTCAGCGCGTATCCATTGTTGGCGGCGCAAGTAAATATCAGCAAGCGGCAGCGCTCTTTCAACTGGTGAGTATCCGTACACGCTTGTTGTGCGGCGGTTGCGCACTAGATAAGCCAAATCATCTGAAGTAAATTCGCCGTCAGCCTTTGGGTCATCATCGTTTGCAGAAAACTCTGCGCGCGGGAAGCCGTAAAGTATTTGCTGATAAGCAACTTCAGGCGACATTGGGCGCATACCGCGATCATCTAGCATTGGTTTGATAGTTGATCCGTCAAGGATTTGAAACCCGTATAACTCACCGCCTACGGTCTTTTGCGGCCATATAGCGAGCGCGTCAATAACAAGGATCTCTTCAAGTGCAGTCATTAGCCAGTCAGCAAAAGTCAATCCATTTTGGCGATCAGGGTTCTCCCAAAAGGTTCTAACGCGGTTGATCTCATCGCTAAATTGTTCGCGCGCTTTAGCCATAGCCCTGACATGATCGCCGCCTGATACTGCAATGATTTTCTCTGAAGCGTCAGATGCCAAAACAATATCCCAATCAAGTCCAGAGACTTTTGATTTGCTCACTTCAACGCAGCGACGCAGTATGTCTATCTGATCTGCTGATGCGCGTAAAGTTTTGAAAGGTGTGAGGCGTGTTTCAGTAATGTTAATGTTTTGCGCTACTTGGTATTCGTAGCGTCTTGGGGCTGGTCTGCCCGTTGCAGGATCTACTGGGTTGATAGCGCCTGGAGTAATCGGCATTCCTGGACCAAACGGAACCATTGCCATTGAAGGGTTGCGCGATAGTGGAGTGCTGTTGCCGTAGGATTGTCCTATTGCGCCGCCTATTGAATTGCGCATATCTTGTTCAGTCATTGTTACAGATCCAGCGGGTAATGCTCGCTTTTCAATCTGCGTTGCTATCTGTTGTGCGATACGGTCAAATAAACCCACGTGTATCTCCTATTGTTGCGCCCCTTGTAAATCAGGCTGGTGTAATGATAGCGCTTCCGCACTTAAAACACGCAGCAGCCAATTTGGGATTAGGCAAACCGCAACTACCGCAAAAGTTGGCTATGGCGTTAAAGTAATTGGCTACATTTTGAGTACCCAAAAGATCCTGCAAGCCCTGAACCATAGCGTCAAGTCTGTCTGGGCTATCAGCGCTGTCTGTTGTCCAAGTCGTCATCTGATCTTCAAGTGTCGCAAACTCTCCCACGTGATGAACGCGCCCTTGTTCATACATAGCCGATACTGGCTCAGCGCGTAATCTTTTGCCAACATGCGCTCGCACTTCTCTGATTGGTAGCCCTATCTTGATCTGTCGCAATACTGACGCAACCATATCGCCGCCCTGATTGACTTCAACCAAAATGGAGTCAGCCTTGTGATACTCAAATACGCTCACAACCTTTTTAGCCCAATCAAGTGGAGATCCCCGCATTGAATAGTCAGCCAAGATGTATCCGTGTCCTTGCGTGTCTGATCCTAGAACGATGATGCCTGTTTCATCGCTATCAGGGTTGTTTGTAACAGCAGGATCTACTGATACAACAATTCTTGCGAGCGCTGGCGCTTTTTGAAGTCTGTTGCGCTCAATGATGCCTCTTGTCCACAATGCTCCTTCTACATCGTCAAGTATTTCTCCATATAACTCTTGGCGACCAAGCCGTGTACCCGCGTATCGTGCTTCCAATTCAAGTAGCGCTGATGCTGCAAGGTTGGCTGCGTTATCAAAAGTTGAACCGCGTGTTACTGCAACAGATCCGTCTGCCCGCCCTGCTAGCGCTCTGATAAGACTTGTTGGACGCGGCGTAGTTGTTACGACAATTCTTGGTTTCTCCCCAAGACGCATACCAAATTGTAATTGATCCCAAGCATCGGTATATCTATACGCTGCTAACTCGTCACACCAAGCGCCGTGATGCTGTGGACCACGGAAGCGGTCAGGCTTGTCTGCTGAAAACAACTTCATTTGCGATCCGTTGGTCAGCACAATCTCACCTAATGATCTGTTCCAATCTTTCAGTACCCTGTATCTGCGTAGGATAGACAACACGCCAGACTCGCCTTCAACGCAAGTATCTCTGGCGTCACCGTATGTAGGTGCGACTATCGCCCAGCGTGTATTTGGTTGGCGGATTGCTTCCCAGCAAAGCCACTCAGCGGCAGTGCGCGTCTTGCCTGCACCGCGCCCCGCCATATACAGCCAGATGTTCCAATCACTCTGAGGCGGTAATTGCTCTGGTCGGGCTAGTTCCTTCCGCCACTTCCACCGCGATGCTTTGATCCATTGACTCAAGTTGTCTGATGATCCGTTCAATGTCTGCGTCAATGCTGTTTCCGTCATAAGTCACCACTTCTGCGTGTATTCGTTGAGGTGCTTCAATACCAAGGATCTTGCACCGCTTGTCTATAACTCGCAATATAAAGTCAGCCGCCCTTACATTGCCTTCCAAAGCATCTTTCCAATAAGCCCTCTGAAGCCTGTCTAACCGATCAAGTTCCTGTGTTCTTAACTCTTCAGCAGGTTGAACCAATACACGCGCTATGGCTCTCTGATAAGCCTTATACGCCCCACTAGCGTTACTGAAGCCAACCACCTCAGCGATTGCTTCCCAACCTGCACCTGTACGACGCAATTCAAGCACCTGACGCTCTTTGTCTATGACTTCAGGTTTTGGCGCTCTTTTACTCATATATTTCCCCACGATTAAGAAAAGATTACACTACGCATGAGGTTTGCACCTTGCTCTGGTGTTAATCCGTCAGGGATTTCATACGCTTTATAGTTGAAAGCAAGGTTTTTGTGTTTGGTCTCCCTGCCTTTGACCCAAGTAGGGTTTTGTGTTTTACCTGTTTCAGCGGATCTCTTTGCGCGCCGTTCAGCGCTAATCATTGGATCTGTGTTCAAGTAAAACAGATGAAAGTCGCCTACGCTTTTGGCTAATTCAAAAAAGCGTGAGTTGGCTAGTCTGTCGCCTTCTCCGTAGATGATTTCATAATTTTTTGCGATATTTGGGAGCCATGGTTCAATTTGTAGTATCGCCGTATTACCGAGCGTGTCTGTTCCACCAAAGGTTGGTCTGAGCCAACCGAGTGATAATGCGTCACCGTGAGGTGTGTGATGACTTCTGAACTTAATAGGGTTTTCATGTTGCGCGGTATCCACCCAATCTTTTGTGAACTCAGCAGTAAGTGTTGTCTTGCCAGCGCCAGGTGCGCCTATCAGATAGATGACCTTCATTAGCGCCACCAGCCTTTAGCCATACCTAGTCCGTAAACGCCCAAAACAATTCCGCACAAATCCGTTACAAGTAACAATCCGATTACCAAATACGGTACGTTCATCTGCCTTCTCCTACCTTGTGAGTATCTTGCCTGTCTCTTTGTATATCTTTTTTCTTGGTCGGTCTATGCCTGTCCAGCCGTTCAATTCACCTAGATAAGCGTGAGGGAATACATTTTTGCGCGCTTCAAACATGGTTTGGGTTAGTCCGCTTGGCTGTTTAAGGATCTCTTCAAGCATTGAGTCAAGATCCTCTCCAACGTAGTAGTCGCCTTTCACCATTGACTTGAACCCGCACAAGCCTGTCTCTGTATCTTGTAATTTAGCACTGATACCGCGTTCCGCCAACTTCTTGTTGAGGTCAAGCGATACTTGATCCAAATAGGCTATATCAGCAGAATTGTTGCCTTGTGGCAGATTTGTGTACAAGTATTCTAAGCCGCGTCTTGGACCACTACTGTTGGCGTGACCCATATCTGGCGCTTCAACAGGTAGCCCGCAAACTTGACCAATCATTTCAATAGTCCGATATGAAGCCCAACGCCCATTACCAAATATGGTTTCAACGGGATTTATCATATTGACCCAAGACTGCTGTGGGGATATTTCAACGTAACTAGACAACCAGTTGTATAAGCCGCCATTGCTATCCGCTATTGAGACAACATCGCCAAAGTGTCTCTCCATTTTGGCGGGTACTCTGTGAACGCGTCTTTCTGTGTCGCACGATAAGCGTAAATACTTGTCGGCAGGAATATCTGGGTCACGCGTAAACTCAAAGCAGCGCAGAAATGAACCCATATCGTAGTAAGCCAAATAGACAAAGCACATCCACGCCGCTTGGTTCTTGTCTAGGTGCAGCAGGTTGGCTAATTCAGTTAATACCGTTGCTTCAGTATCCATAGTTTCTGTGCGCACAATCAAGTCGTGCATTGTTGCGTAATCGTCTATTAAGGACATTAGCCCTTGCCTAGTACCTGATGCGCTTCTTCACCCTTAAGCGCTCGCGCCATACGATCTTCACGCATTGTGCGGCTGTCTCTTGCTTTGGCTGTCTCAACCGCGTAGGTAAAACAGTCTTTCAAGCCGCGTAGTGCGTAGTAAACGATTGAGTATCGGTATGCGTCTTTGGTCTTTGGCGACATAGGTGTTACGCCGTGAACATACTTGTATCCCGCAAAGAATGTAACCCAGCCGTCACGACAGGAGCAGGTAAAGTTATATTCAGGCAGCGTCAAGTAGCCGCCTTTCATCTCTCTACGAATAACAGGCATGGCTGACCAAGTAGCAAAATTGAAGCCGTCACGATGATAAGGCAGGGTTGAAGCCTTATTTACTACGCCAGAAGTCCATAGCGCGTCATCGGTCATACGCCATTCATCTTGTAGCCCTGCTTCAGCAAGGTTTTTCTTGTCTGACTCGTATAGATCAGGCGCAAACTCTTTGTACATTTGAGCAAACTTTTCAGCAAAAGCAATCAAGACTGCGTGTTCATTTGGTTGTTCGTACGCCAATGAGGTTGGGCGACAACTTTCCCTGCGCTGAAATACTTTGCGTGGAGCCATACCAAAGGTGCGTGATTTGTTTTTTAGCCCCGTTGATTGGCGGATTGTCTCCCCGTAATTTATATTCAATACGGAAGCGCGCAGCAGATCAACTTCTTGCTCCATGGGGAAGTAAACAAATACGATTTCTTCAGTATCCTCATCAACCCAAATCCCCGCATCAGTGCAATTTGCTTCGTAATCGGGAACAGTCGTACCAACCAGCGCTGTTGCATCCTCTTCAGACATAACTCGCTTGATTTTATGAACGGGTAATTCAGATAGTTTCATGCTCTGACTTTCTGCCTACTGCGTTTTCTACTAAACGCAAGATTGCTTCAGCGTTGCTAGATATGTCGTTTGCTGTCCGATATTCAATCAACGCTTCTACGATCCAAACATAAGTGTCGTTGTGATAGTCGCACATCAGCATACGGGTAGCCTTGTTGATGTATCGCTCAGCGTAATCGCCTAATGACGGGATAAACCTAGTGCCTGATTGACCAGTCTCTCCAACTTCAAGAGATGAAAAGTATGTCTTATGTTCAAGTTCCGGCATAGATGCTTCTTGGATTTCAGCCTTCAAGTCGTCATATTCGTCAAAAGTGTATCCAGATCCGTCAAGGTTGTTCATACTATCCAAGAGATCAGCCAACACTTGCTTGTCGTATTCGCCCATATCTGACGCTCTGTTATCTATTGCGACAATCTTTGCGGCTGTTACGTTATCTACATCTACATAAACTACGTCAATCTCAACCCAACCAAGTTTCTTGGCTGCGCGGTAAGTATGGTTGCCAGCAAGGATCTCGCCTGTTTGCTTGCTAACGGTGATCGGCTTGTATTGCCCGTACTTGCTTAGTGACTCAGCGATCAGATCAACATTACCCTTGCGCGGGTTGTTGTAATATTCCTTCAAATCCGATACTGACGCCTTTATGATTTCCATATAGATTACTTTACGCTTAGTTGTAACCTTGCGTCAAGTAGGTCATCAATGCTGGCACTCAATATCTCTCGCTTGCGCCAATCCATACGATTGCCGTATTCATCGGTTTTAAGCATAGCGTTGATATGAACTATTGCTTCATCTATATCAGCGACAGTCGCTTCATCTATTTTCATACGCACATGCTACAACTGCTTACGCGCTCTTTTCGGTTTTGGCGCAGGCGCTTGCATCTCTTCAACCAACAGCGCTTCGTAATTCTCAATCATCAACGCCAGATCTTCTTTGCCGCGTGAACGCAAAGAGTCAGCAAACAGGTTAAGCGCCTCTTGTACTCTTGGCTTGTCTAACTTCAAGTTTTGCTCGCTTTCTTTCTGCGTACGCTTCTACTTCTTCAACGCGATAGAACACGCTGCGCCCCTGCTTTTTTGACCAAACCAACTGCTTACGGAATTGTATCTGACGCAGGTTGTTAAGCGTAATGTGTAATTGAGCAACCACTTCATCGGCACTTAGCCAGCCTTCATCTACCATGCTGGTAAATCGCTTTTACGTGGGTTCTGAGCGCCTTTGGAGACTACTCCAACCTCTTGAGCAGTTATCTCAAGTCCAACCTTTTCTGAGCCGTCTTTAGCCTTGTAGGTGGATTGTTTAAGAGATCCAGAGATCATGACTTTGTTGCCTTTGGATAAAGTGTCCATAAGCGCTTCTGACTTTTCGCCCCATTGGGTGACTCTGAACCACATTGTCTCGCCGTCCACCCAATCATCGCCTTGCTTCTGGCGTGGCGTGTAAGCCAAACTGAAAGAAACAAACGCTGTATTAGTTTTGGTGAACTTAAGTTCTGGGTCAGATCCGATATTGCCTACTACTGTTACGTTCATTGTGTGCCTTCCTGTAATGTAATCATCGTACCATTTTCTTGTAACAATACAACTGTGCCGTCTGGTCGTTCCAGCGTCCACTCTGTTGGTTCACGCCAAGACGGAACCATATATCCCTTGCGTTCAGATTGCTCTGGCTGCATGTGAATACTGTCTGTATTGAGGTTGTGGCAGCCGTGATGAACCCGTATAAGGTTCGCCGCGCTGTCTTTTCCGCCGCGTGATTTCAATTTGCGGTGGTGTAGCGCCATTGACTCCTGTTCTGGAGATCCGCAGACTTCGCAGTATCCGCCAGCCCGTTCAGTAACAAGCGCAACAATTTTTTGGTTAATCATCGTCATCAATCCAGTCATCTGGATCTACGCTTGGATTATCAACGATAAGCGGTAAACCAAAAGGTGATGTAGTCATTAGTACCAGCCCGTTCCTTTTCTGTCTTGTCTTTGCCAGAACCGCCAAGCGGCGCAGGGAGATCCGTACCTGTGTTTGATGTACTTCAGCCCTCTGTCTATCTGTTTGTGAGCAGGTAGTTTAGGCGACAAACCCAGTATTTGGGGGATACCGCCAGCCAACAAGCCGTCAACCTTGATCTTGCTTTGAGCCTTTGGTCGCCAGTTACTTTCATGAGTCCAAAGTTGGTTCAGACAATTAAACTGCTTGTCGTTTGTGACCTTGATGTGGGCGTATTGCTTAGGCGCTAACGCTGCAAGCCGCATCTCATAAGTCATTTGAGGCGCTAAAGCCTTTGCTGGGGTAGCGAGCGCAAATCCAACCGCCAAAGCGGCTGCTAGAAGGATTTGTGCATAACGGCGTATGCGTTACTCGCTTCGCCCCTTACGACAGGCTTCGCAGAGTTGTTCACCATAGTGCCAAGCGCCATAGGCGCATCGTGATAGTTGATTGTCCATTATCTCCCCTTTCAGGTGGTTATCGGACATAGTTATTTTAGACTACGCCTTGATTGGCGCGTCAAGTTTCTTTCCGTGTGTCCTGCCGTTAGGCTCAATAAGCAGGATTTCTCGCACGTATTTGGCTGTTCCGTAATCTACAAAAGTGTCGTAGTTATGCACCGCTGAAAGCGCGTCAGCGTATCTAGCGCTAAACACCAATTCACCGTCTGTCCAAACTTTCAAAGTAAATACATAATCTTTGTCCATTTCATTACCTTTCTTTGGTCACATGGATTTGATGATTGCATTTGGGGCATTCCACTTCACAGTCAATAGCGCCTGCGTCATCGGTCATTAGCGTTTCGGTAAACACAGCATCGCAGGTTACATTCTTGCGATCGCACTCTGAACACTCTTCAGCGCAAACAATTTCAACATCTACGTCAACCGACAATGTGCCTGATCCGTACCAGTAACTCATGCTAGATCCCTCATCATATCGTTAAGTTCTTTGTAATTAAGTCTAGTGCTCCAGTAGGAAATCCCGTCTGGAGTGCGCTCGCCTATTAGGTTTTGAGACCAAATAAAAGCCTTGTACGGGTTTTTTGGGTCTGGGTTGAATTGCATAAAACTACACGCTGCGTTATACAGGTTGTAGTCGTTGTTGATCCATAAAGCCACGTTCCAAGTTGAACGATTAGCCCAACCTTCGTATGTCTCAACTTTTTTTGATCTTGGATATATTGCGGTCATTTGTTTGCCTTTCTATCGGTTGATCTTTGATACATATTGGATTTGAGCGTTCACGCCGTAAAGCCGTAGCGCGTCAGCAACATCTAGTGCGATTTGATCCTTCACGTAGCCGTTCAGCATTGACTGAGGCAACGATTGTCCTTGGCGGTTCACGTACTGTTCAAGATCGCCGTCAAGATCAATTTCAAGTTCCACTCTGAATTTAGCCATTAGTGAGCCGACAATTCGTAGTGGTGGGCGCATAAAGTTTTGCCAAAGAAATACTTAGTGGCTTCAACTTCGCAGATCACGCAAGTTGCGCCTTTGACCGCACATTTGCCGCAGACTGAGCCTGTGTAGTTATGCTCATCGCAATGATTATCAATAGACATTAGTTCCCCCAAATCATCGTGTGGCAAGATCCGTAGCCAAGCCAGTTGCCGTCAGGCTGCCCCACGTAGCAAATATCGCGTGTGGCGTAGGTGATAGCCCCAATTACAATCAACAACAAGATTGCGGCTGCAATCCTGCGTCTGAATACGTACTTGTATTCCATTCTCATTTTCTCTCCTGATTGATAATGCGTGAGTCGGTGATAACTGCGGTGGATCCAAAAAGTGTGTTGTTGTTTACTGAAATTTGAGCGACAGCGCCGCCAACCACGTTGCGCAAATCAATACGCACGTCAATTAAGTGAGTTGGCGTCTCTGCGATCGCGTCAGTAAGAAAACGCACTAATGTAGCGGCTTCACGCTTGCTCATGCGGGTCGCTGCTGTTACAAGGTCAAAACGTAGTTCGTGTTCTATTGTCGGTGTTGTTGTAGTCATTACTTTGCCTCCATTTTGATTAGCGTGTTTGGTGCAAAAGATTTTGCGCACTCATTTCCTACTGGATAACAACCCATGTAGCCTGCGTCTTGTACTGCTTCAGTTCCGTCTTGTAGGCGTATATCGCCGCCGTCAATCACTTCAACGTACCAAGGATTGGATCCTGTTTTGCGACCGCATTGGACGCAGTACGCGCCACCTTCAACATTTGACTTTGGTTCCGCCCAGTTTGGACTTTCGCCTGCTTGAATTTTTTTAACGCTAGAAACGCTTGTATCTAGTGGGTTTTTTTGACCTACGCTCATCTTGTCCTCCAATTTAAGAGAGATCCCGTTTAATCTCAATAACTAAACTTTAGGTTGTAACTTTTGAGAAGTCTAGGATTTCCGCGACTTTTTTTGAGATTTTTTTTTAATCTTTCCGCCAACAAATTGATGTGTAGTTTGTGACCAACATAAATTCGCTGCTTGCTTCATCAGCCAACTCTTGATACTCAGCCCCAATGTTTTCTAGAAAAGTCCGAGCCAACAAATATGACGAGTATGAAACAAACCAATAAGCCCAAGCGTGGTCATAGTGGATCGGATCTTTGCTACTGAACCGATGTAACTGGGGAAGCCATTGAACGCCCCAACCCATTGATGAACTCCATAGCAATTCAAAATCTGTTTCAGATATATTCATCGTCTTGTAGTTAGCCTTTCGTAGCAGCAGTTTTCGCAGTAATCGCAATCGTGTTCTATGCGGTCAAGCGTATCTCCGCAAATTGTGCATTTGATTGCGCCAGTATCAGGGTGGGCGTAATCAACCATTATCTACTCCAACCAGTAAGCATTAGTTCTGTTGCGCAACCTGAGCAGGCAAGTATGTCGTTGCCGTCTTTGATAAAAGTAAATAAATATCGCATTTTGTCGCACAACGCGCATTTGTCTTTTTTGGTTAAGATCTTTGTTCCGTATTTGTAACTCATTATGACCCCCAAGTGGCTATGTACCAAAGCCCTTTATGTTGAATAAGGTCATAGTCGCGCTCTGGGTATTTGCCTTGAAACCAGCGTAGTGCGGATTTAAGAGCGTCAGTTTTAATTTCTGCGCCGCAATTTGAATAGCCGTCAATCCATTCATCGTAGTGAAACTCCATTTACTTTGCCTCCTTGATTGATCCGTAGTATTCCTGCTGTGTTGCAAACGGTGAGTCAACGTATAAATCAGCCCAAGTCTCAATGTTTGCTTGAGCGTTGCGTATTGAACAGCGGCGATCAAAAAAGTACATCACGCCGTCTGCGTCTGTGAATAATGGCTTTTTGCCGAAGTTGAGCCAGCCGCATTTTCTGGCTTGTTCTGGATCTTTGAAAAATATGATTGAGCCGTTTGCGCCGTGTAACTTTTGACCTTGACCTATGCGAGCCGCAAACTGCTTGCCTTCAGAGTAATAGCGCCCTGACGACTGAGAGCGCACGTCAAAGTACGGAACAGCCTCTGTCGCTGCGTAAGATCCTGAAAAAATAAAAGTTACATCGCGTGTAATTTTCTTGCCTTGGATTGAGTCGTATAGTTCTATCGGTAGTGTGATCTCGCGTTCCATTGTTACGCCTTTCTGCCAGTTGTCTTGGTTAAACAGTTACGGCAAACGATTGGGTGAACTTCAGCAAACATTTGATCTGCGCTATAAGAAATTGGAGATGCGGCAATATCTACAAGTATATTTCCGTTACAAAGCGCTGTTGGTACAACTTTATTTGCTTGGTGATATTTACCACCAATATCTGTAGGGTAAAAAAATCTTGGTAAACCTAAAGTTCCTTGTGCGGACATTTTTACTTACCCCAGCAAGTCGCGCAAAAGTTAAGCGACTTGATTTCAGCGACCATTTGAAAAAACTTAACTTGGCAGTTGTAGCAAGTTACAACCGCGAAATCGCTTGTATTTAGTGGGTTTTTTTGGCTTTTTAACATCTTGTCCTCCTAGATAGTTTTGGGATCGGTTGATCTCAATAACTAAATCTTCGGTGATAGAACGTAGAAAGTCTAGGATTTAAGCCCTTTTTTTATAACTTTTTTATAACTTTTTTATACGGCTTTTTCACGCAACTGCACTTCAAGGCAGGGTGCGTCTCCGTATATTTTTACAGATCGGATCTCAGTTACCTGCGAGTCATCTTTATAAGCAATAGCCGTCAGTGCGTCTAATACTGCGCGTATTAACTTATCCAGATCAGGCGGCACAGTAGGTTCTGCGCGCGTAACAGTCTTTGGTTTTGCGAATACGAATACCATTGTTATTGCGACAGGCTTGAGTGTTGGTTTTGCGCCTGCTTGTCGCGCTGCTAATCCAATAGCGGATCTCCAAACAGCAAGCGCAGATCCTTGAGAATGAAATATATGTCCATTGACGACAGACATTGAACCTTGCGGCACAGGTTTGCCGTCAACGCGAAATTGGATCACACTACGATTGTAACTGCACCTGTGATGATTGCGTGTTGGTCGCGCCCTTGTAGATCCGTAACGTATAAATCAACAGTACCGCGAGCATCTGGTGTGTCCACGTACTTTAACACGCACTCTTGGTTGTTGATTACTACGTGGTCGCCAAGTTGCAGCAGTTCAGGCTGAACTTCAACTTTAGACATATCACTCCTTTTAAGGCGTAATCATTACAATAAGTGTAATGGTTACAAGTGATTTGCGCTACCTTGATCTAAGCACTTTCCGCAGCGTCTCCTTGATGTTCTCAGGCATAGGTACTGCTCGCGCTCGCGCCTCAGCGTCAAGCCGTGATAACTCAGCAGCCCTAGTGCGCTCGTATTCAGCCCTTTTCGCGGCTTCTGCGGCTTCCTGCGCCCTTTTCTCCGCAGGGTTCAACTCTCTGGGTGGGAGTGGATCGTCAGCCCACCTGCCCGCGTTGAGCCACGTTGAAGGGTGCGCAGTATATGACGGGTGACGGTTTGGATCTTGAGCATACCTGCGCGCCCCTTCAACTATGGTTGCAGCATCTGCCTGAAGGATTGCCTTCTCCCAAGCCTTGATCGCCGCCTGCTTTCCCACCCTAGTCGGATACACACCCCAAAATTCATTAAAGTCGGCATTGGCTACAACAACACCGCTGGGTGTTTCTAAGGAAGGATCTAAAGGAAGGTTCTTAGGGCGTAAGAGTCGCCCCGTATCAGGCGTAAGAGTCGCCCCGTCATCGCCTTCAAAGTCGCCCCGTACTGTACGAGTGGTCGCAGAGTCGCCCCGTAGGGCAGATAGCAACATCGTGTACCTATGCGGTCTGCGATCCTCACGACAATTAGCAGATCCGCCTGCGTGTTTTTCAAGCCGCAGAAACCCACTACTGACCAACGAATTGACTGCGCGCTGGACAGTTCTCACACTAATAGAAGCCTTGATAGCAATGGTCGCCTGTGACGGCCAAGCCTCTGTGCCTTCATCGTTAGCATGATCCGCTATAACCAACAACACCATTTTTTCAACAGTAGGTAATTTTGTGCGCCAAACCTCACTCATCAGTCGTATGCTCATAAGCCCGCCTCACCTGTTCAATAGATATTCCGTTTTCGCTCAGCGAAGCAGTAGCGCGCTTTTGCTGAACTGGATACTTGTTTGGTTCTTTAAAAGACTTGCGTTCAATGCTAGTCATTCCGCCCCAAATTCCATACTGCTCGTTCTCCAATGCGTATTCCAGACATTGACTCCAGATTGGACAGCGAGCGCAAACTGAGCGCACCGCGTCAATATAGTCGTACGCGCTTTTGTTCCGTGACTCTTCAACCCAGTAGAAAGTATCAGTCTCAATACCCTTACAAGCCGCCTTATCCCAATCTACTTCCGCATACTTGGGCAACCGATTTCTCCTGTCGGGTCGTAGTAGTTACAGTACCGTGAGCAAAAGAAAACACTTTCCTCTGGATCTGGCGCTGGGTCATTGTTGGCGACAATCAACTTTAGATCCTCAAGCCAAGCAATCCCCGCTTCTGCGGTTGGCGGGTCGTAAGGTTCTATATGCGATTTGATCTCAGCCATTTCTCCGTCACGCGGGATAGCAACCAAAGATACGTAATTTACCGTGTGACCCATTTTGGTGAGCAACCAACCGTAAATCTGCACCTGCATCCGCTGTTGTTTTGAGGGGAAGTATCGTAGTGATTTTACTTTGGTTGTTTTCCAATCAACAACAATGCCCTGATCTTTGATAAATAGATCACAATGACCCTTCAGCCCGTCATACTCAACGGTAACTTCAGTCATAAAGTTATCGCCAAACGGATCTTCACGCTTGACCGCTTTCTCAATCCCTGAGTGAATAAAAGTACCAAGTATTGCAGCCAATGATTCCGTATCAGGATTTGTTTCAGGCGTGCGTTTAAGTTCATGCCACACTTGCCTGCGGCAGCCGCCAATACTGCTTGGACCAACCTCAGTCTGTTGGCTGCGATCTCGTTGCTTGTCGTAGCCTTTAAGTGACTTGGTGAGCATATCGTTCAGATCAATCATCTGATTTCTCCTTGCTCAAACGTATAACTGCTTCATCGTGCGTGATGTTGTGTTTTTTTGCGTACGCTTCAACGTAAGCAAAATAAACAGATTGACCCAACGGTGTTAATACAAAGCCTGTTTCATCGCTCATGAGAGATCCATACTGGTACGAACAGATGTACCGATTGAACGAGCAATATCAACTTGGGTGCGTATTCTTGAAGCGTTAGCCCTTGCTGCCCGTACCAGCGCTTCAACAGTAGCCATTTTCATGTGCAGTTCCTCAGCCGATACAAGCGCCATATCTGCCTTATCAGATACGGTCAATTTCATATCCTGCTTACCTGCAAGCGACAAGCGCCCGTGAGCCAGCGCCAATTCATACTGCGCCTTGATCTTGAAGTATTGAGTCTCAGCGTCAGCCAAGTCTTTGTGTGATTGATCTACTTCACGCGACAAATCGCGTAGCCGCGTTTCAATCATCTGAGGCGTAACAAGGTTATTGCTCATCTGGTGTCTCCACTACTTGCAGATCAGGCTTCTCTGGTTGGTTGGCTTGTTTTGCTTTTTCAACCTTTAACACCTTTGCTGTGTCTGCACTAATGTCCATTGGATCAGCAACCATTTGAAATCCTGTTTCTTCCAACGCCTGAGCCAAGATATATGCGTCCATGCCTAAATGTTTGGCTGTCTCTGTGATACCGATAGCATTGATGTGTACTGCTGTTACCCAGCCTTGCGGTGCTTTGAATTTCTTTTGATTGCTCATAGTTCTGCCTCCATTAGTTTATTGAGATCCGCTAGGCGTACCGTCATTGCTTGCATAATGTCTTGAATAGACATGCTCTCAGACATTTCAGGCGTGATCCCTAATGCGAGCGCAATACTAGATAGTTCACCTGACTCAACAGCCTTGTTTACATTTACGATTTTATCCAGTAGTTCTAATTTGGTCATATCCGTTTCCATTTCCAGCCAGTAATGTATTGGCGATCCTCTTCCAAAGTGCACAACGCTTGAGCGTTAAGGTAATCAATGACGTATTCAGCGTCCACGCCTTCAGCCACGTCCAATATCAACGTCAACATACGCTTTCTTGGCTTGGCTAACTTTCTGCCGTTCAAAAATAAATTGTGTACGTACACCGATGACCTGCCGCGTTTTTCTGCCAAGCGGCTAATCTTGCCGCCCTTGTCCAAGACAGACAACTGACCTGACGCTGTGCCGTGATGCCAATTCATAATTTCGGCTAATTCAAACCAAGTCAAGCCGCGCTCGCCTTGCGCTCTGACGTGATTAAGTGCGAGTGATTGAGCAAGGGTTGTAGCGCCTGATCCGTTCCAACCCATTGTGCCTGCGTACGGAAGTACTGGTTGCTCGTTCACGCTTGCTCGTTCTCGTTGATCTCAGCAACGCGCTTGGTAATCGTGTCGCGCAAGGTTGAACCCTCAATAGGCAGGTCAAGCAGATCCTTGTAGCCTTCCCACATCAACTTGAGTTCATCTTTGTTGCTGACGCTCACGCCTACAATCATTGACTCAACCAAACTGATTTCGGCTGGTGAGTATTCGCGTGCCTTGACTTTTGGGGTGATTGGTTGGCGTGGCTCATCTTGATAGCGCTGCACCTTCTCCATTTCAGATCTGCTTGGGCGCTTGCCCTCTGAGGCAAAACCGCAATTTGCTAAACCGCGACCAATGGCGCTGGTCTCTCCATTTTCTAGGGCTGACGTGCGATTGACGGGCGATGCGCCTACGATTTCCTCAGCGTATCCGTTAGCAACTGGGGTCATGTCGTCACGATCAAAATAGATCTCAGCCTTGACGATAAACCTACGCTCATCGTGAAACACCAGATCTGTTAGTACCCTGCCTTCAGGGTGCGCCGCCCAGAAGCGGGTGAGGCGCTGCTCAACTGTCTCGTAATCAGACAGATCAAATTTAGCCATGTGTGCCTTCTTTCAGTTTGGGGGGCAGGATTGCCCCTGTTGATCGAAAGTATCCCCCCAAAGATTACATAAGTGGGGGATTTCGCTTGGCGAGTCGCGTGATTTTTTTCTGTAATCCTGCCAATATTGGGGTATGGCTAATGAACCCTTGATCCCGCCCGTTGCCCGCGTGGTACTCAGCCTGCACAATTTGTATGTTGAGATTGAGCATGAAGGATCGTATCCAGATCAACTGACTGACTTGGGTAATCGCGCGTTTGAATTGTTTACATCAGCAATGCAGCACGCCAAGGATCTGGGCATGGACATACGCGCCAGAGGCTATGAAGAGTATGAAGATTATGAAGATGAAGATTGATGTGTCTGGGTTGCGGGAACTGCGCGGCTGAACACTCACGCACAATAGATGATGCGGTGGACGCGGTGATTGACTCTGGTTTTCGCGGCAGCAAAAAAGCCGCAGGAGACAGTTCCTACGGCTTTTGAGCCTACTGTTGGGTCTTTGCTTGCTTGTGAAACGCAATCATGTCTAGCCACAACTGGCGGTCTTTGCGCCACTTGGCTGTTCTGTTCTTGCCGTATTCTTTTGAATACGGTATTTCTTCAGCCTTGATCCGTTGATAAAGTCTGAGTGCGTGTTCGGCTTGAATTTCTAATTCCTCAAGCGTTGCTACTTCAACAGCCCAGATCTTAAGACACTCCAAGATTGGCTTGCCCCACTTTTGCATCTGATCGCAGCAATGATCGTGCCAAGATATACCGAAGCCGTAATTGCTGCTTTGATAAGTGCCTTCGCAGGGGAAGCAATATCTTTTTGATCTAGCCCACTTAATAAATTCAATACGGGATCTTGCTGCAATCTTGTACTGCTCTGACTTAAGATAACGCTTTCTGCCTTGCTGATAAGTTTCGTTTGGGTGAATTAAGTACGATGACTTGCTGCACCAAAGGATTGTGTCGCTCATTTTTAGCCTTCCTGTCCTGATACTTTCAAGATCTAAGACTATTTTAGCGGATTGGGTTTTTGCGATTTCTAAAAAATCACATTGTCCTGTTTAAGTTTTGCGCAACTCGCCACGACTCGCCACGATTTTTTTAATTTTTTTGGGTTTTATGGATTTTAGTCAAGCCACACTTTATAGACAGCAGTGACTCTCCCCTTTATTGGATCAATGAAGTGAAGCCTTTGAGAAGGTGTTGCGCTGGCGGCGAGCATAACGCCTGCATAGCGGTTGTCTGACTCTGTTGATCCTGTTTGGTAAACAGATCCAAGTCCATTAGCCATAGCCCACTCAGAATGCGTGTGATAGTGTCCAATGTAAACATCTCTGAACTCCCAAGGGTATGAACCCGATCTCCATTTGTTTGCGTGTTGCACGATAGCACCTGGGCTAGCAAATCCGTTACGCCCTACTTCATCGCCGTGAATAAGCAGTGCGCGGTATGCGCCAATCTCAACTCTTTGTATATCTTCAGGACAATCCTGCCAGATAAGCCGTTTCTCGCCTGCTAGCAACTGTCTCGCCAATTCGTAGCACATGCGGTCAAAGTTGTCTGACCGCGGCACATTGTCTCTCTTAGATCCAATTCTGCCGTGATTACCCCACTCAGCAATCACCGTCACTTTTTCATAATTGGCAAGCGCGTATCGCACTACATCTACGCAAAGTCTTGAAACATTTACATACTGCTCAAACAGCGTTGCATCTACTTCAAAAGCCTGCGTTGGGAAGTTGAATAAGCCTTCAACCATATCTCCGCCAAAGCAGATTGTTACATCTTTGACTGGGTGATCTGCTCTCTGGATTTCCGTAATGCGTACTGCTTTTTCCGCAAACTCCATAACGCGCCGTCTCATAACTTGGCTGTTGTATGACGTGGTTTGTTTTGCGCCTTGCCAGTCAGTCATGTGCCACAAAGCAACTTCGCCTTTTGTCTTGCGCTTATCCTGTGCCGGAATTTGAACTGGCTGCACCTTGCCCATGGTTAGCATCGCGTCATACGCCGCTTGCTGAGTCGTATCAACTAAATCCTGCGTTCGTTCTTTTGCTTGACGTAACTGTTTCTGCATACGCATAAGCGCTTGACGCAGTTCTTTCACATCTTGGCTTTCGGGTTCAGGCATACTGTCTAATTGATCTTTAAGGCTCATCGGTCATCGCAATCTCTTGTCCGTGTTGCGTATATCCCTGTTTGTCTAACCAACTATCTTCATGCGCAGGATTTACGGAACATCTAATAGTTTTGAAGAAGTCCATCATCAAAGCAACCTTCCAAGCAGGTATATCGTCAATGCCTAGAATTGCACCCCAACCGCGCCCTGTCTGAGCAAAGTTTGCGTGTGCGCTTCCGTATTCGTTGTCTCTGTCGTTCAAAATGTCCGTTATTTTGTCGCGCATTGGCACTTGCCTTGCCTGTGAACATTAAAAGAAGGTTCGCCAATTTTGTATCCTTCTTCACGCAACGCAGCAACCAAAGTAATTGTTGGAGTTCCTTTTTGCAGCGCTTCGTGCAAGGTTATTTGATCCTCTGGGGGTAGCCTATCTATCAACCGTCCAAGTGGACATTTTTCAATAACAAACGTGTGTTTCTTGATATTGTCTTTTAACGACATAGTTGCCTCCTGTCGTAAGGATAGCAAGAAAAGTGAAAGCAAGCACCAACGCAAAAGCCCTCATTGCTTCCCCGTCAATGAAGGCTTTTGTGTTAAGACTTATTTTGTTTTTTTGGCTGGCGCTTTCTTTGCTGACTTTTTAGCCAACTTATCAATCTCAAGATCGGCAATATCTGCTACAAGTCCAAACGCAGGATCTTTCTTATCTAAAGCGCGTAAAGCAGGGCTGATAACACCAGCAAGGATCGCTGCGATATACGCCCATTGGTTTGTTACTCCCATTGCTACAAGTGGAGTGATAGCGACAATGACGCCGCGTAGATATGACTTGATTATTGACTTCAATATACTGTCCATGTTCTGTCCTTCCTGTTATGGTCGCGCAACGCCCATAACGAGCGAGTAAGCGCGCTTCTTCAAATATACACCGTCACCATTGGATTGTGAACCCTTGTCTGACGTGTTGCCTTCATAAGTCCAGAGGTACTTCTTGCCGTCATTCTTGGCGACAATACCTACATGGTCTGGCTGAGCGTCTGCGTCAAACTGAAAAAAACATACATCGCCTGCTTGAGCCTGACCGACTGGTACAAGTTTGTTATTTTTAGCAAACCATTTCAAACCTGCGTCACAAGAGGCAAATCCTTTTTTGGTTGAGGCTGCTATTAAGCGGCTGTAACCTGCTTGGTCAAAACACCAAGATACAAACATAGCGCACCAAGGCTGATTGTTAAGCCCGTACCATTTGCCGTACATGGTGTCGTTATCTACGCCCTCTTTGTAGCCTAACTGCGACTTGGCGATTGCTGCTACATCTATCATTTGCGCTCCAATAGCAGTTCGTAGATTGAGTCCACGCGCGTTTCCAAGCGCTTGATTGCGTCGCCTTGTCGGGTCTGTTCATCGCGCAAACTAGATCCGCCGTTGGGCTTGAGTTCAGACAAGTAGTGCTTGGTTAGAAATCTTACGGCTATTGAAAGAGATCCCAACAATGTTGTTATCGCTACGGCTAATCCAGCCCAGTCTGCTGCGGTCATCACATTCCTTTATGTCCAAGTGAGAACACGGACAGCGCCAAACTTGTCCACGATCTTTGCCTGATTAGTAGTCGTGTTCAGCCAAGCATCACCGATGCGTGGATTACTAGGATCTGATGTTACAGCAGGGAAGGTAAATCGCACAGCCGTTTCTAATTTGCGTAATCTTGTATCAAGATCCGTAAATATGTCTTTGAGGTTGGGTGTCTGATTTATGTATCCCATTACGCACCCGTTCCCGTAGTCAAAGTCAATGTTACGCGCTCTGGACCATTCTCGCCTGGGGCTACATTGAAAGCAACAATGCGGTAGATTGCGTCAAGCCCTGAAGGAAAGCGGTTATCGTTGATGATTACTCGCGCGTCATCGCCTATTTTGTATGTACCAAAAGTTGGGTTTTCATAAGGCGGCATTGTAATTTTCAAAGTGGTTGGCGGATATGATACGGCTGCAACTTGACCGCTTGCTAGTCCAGCCAACAGCGTTGCGTCTGTTACGTCTGAGTAGTTAGCCTGTTCTTCAAGCAGCGGCCAACCTGAACTTGTTTTGGTCGCATCGGTTGCTGTTGCTATCAACTTGCCTTCATTTGAACCAGCGCCAAGCGCGTAAACTGTATTGGCTGCAATAGATCCATCTTCAGGATAAGAATACTCAACCATATTTCCAGCAGGAAACTCAAAAACGGGTGCGGTGTAACTGGTTGCAGAATACGCAGTACCAGCGCGCGGATAAGACAATAACAAAGTCTTGGTTGGAGTTCCGCCGCCGTCATAAGCCACTTCTACGTTCATGTCAAAGCCGTTTGTCTGGCGAGATAAATCTTGAAGCGCTGGATACAC